AACGCCATACTTGGCTTCGAGTATTCCATCGGCCAGAACCCTAGCAGTAGTCTCTGTGGTGACTGAGGTTGCCACCACACCAACTGCTGCTGATACTGTAGATACACTGGTTGCCAAAGCATTGTCTGCATTCACAGAAATGCTGTAGTTGTTGGCAATGTTGCCATTTGCCGTAGCGACAGCGGCAGTCAAAGAGGTAATAAGAGTGGCACTCGCAGTGTCAGCATCTGATCTAGCCGTGGCTTCAGTGGAAATCGCGGATGTGTTGTCACCTACAGTTGCTGTGAGCGTTGTGACATTGGATGCCACTGCGGCAGTAGCAGTTGCAGCAGCCGAAGCCTCAGTCACAACCGAGGCAGCCACAGTATCTACATTCGCTTGTACAGCTTGCCGTGCAGTTGCTTCGGCAGTTATTGCGTCAGCCCTAGCAGTTGCTTCGGTTACAACAGAGGCAGCGTTAGTTGCAACATTTGCTTGCACAGTGGTAATCAAAGACGCATTAGCTGCAGTAGCCGAAGCAGTAGCAGTAGCAAGTGATGTCACAGAGCCGCTTACATTTCCTACAGTAGAAGTAAGATCTACTATAGACTGCTCTAAAGTAACAGCACCAGACTCTAAAGGATAAACTCTAGAGGCCGTGATGTTAACTGTATTGAGTTCTCTTTGAATAGCTTTAGCATCATACTTTACTGGTAACATTATCTAGACCCCCTCACTTTCCCTTTAACTACTATGTTAGAGATCTCCCAAGTATCCGTTGGATCATTAGAAGATATCCTAAGGAACAAGTAACGACCAGAAGTTCTTAAGTCATGCCCCTTGTAGTCATCAGTTGTATAGAAAGTATCGCTAGGGTTAAAGGTAGGGTCATCATCAATCTCCGATGCCCACCCTACCTCAACTTTAGGATTACCTAAGCCAGTCTTACCTACTCTTATACTAGTTAATTCCTTGACTGCGTAAGGGTCTTCAAGATCATGAGCCTTAGTAGTAGCTACTGTAGAGTGTGCAGAGGAACCTCCATTCTCGTAGAACAAACTACCAGTAGAGTTGGCTGACATAGCATGACGGAACACTCCAGCTTCTAAGAAGGCTGAGGAGTTCTCAGTTCTTTTGCTAAAGGTATTGTTAGAATAGTTATAAGTTATCTCAGTGGTTGGTATTGTATTCTTAAAAGGAATAGACCACACAACCTCATTGTTCTCTTTGTTGTGATAAGCACAGACTTGCTCGTACTCACCTTCTGCAATATTCTCAGCAATGTACTTGTTGATACCTTCAAGATCCCCTAGTCTTTCAACAGAGTTACCGTCTGTCATAAACAAACCTCTTTTAGAAAGACCGTAGTTAACTCTATCTACAGACACAACTGCCTTAGCAGATACAGCACCTACGCCAGAAGCCATAGCAGTCTCGTACCCGAAGTAGAAAGGAGCACCTATGTAGTTTAAGATAAACATCTCACTCTCAGTGTAGATAGCTTTAGCTTCCCCTAAGGGTACAATGCATCTAAGTTGAGTTGATGCTTCTCGTAAGGTAAGACTACCAGCAGAGTTAGTAGCAGACGCAACCCAAGTATCGGGGTCATCTTCCGAGCACCATGCTACATCATAAGGATGATCAGTTGCTGCCTTATCATAGTTTATTGCTAGTAGGTGTGGGCCTGACTTGTCTACTGCACTCACTCTAGTAAAAGGGCAGTCTGGCATAGTAGCCGTAGCTGTTAGACCAGTACCTGATCCTGATGTACTTGCTTGAGTCAGTGAGGTAGTAGCTGAAAAGCCAGATCCAAAGTTTGTAACCTTGAGCCTTGCAACAGCACCACCATTAACAGCAGTAACAGTTGCTGTCAACCCAGAACCAGAGCCACCAGAAAAAGTTAAGGTATCGTTAACAGCGTGGTTGATTCCACCTGCAGTAATGTTAACTCCAGATATTTTATTAACCTGTAACTCTGCAAAGGTTTCATTACTTTTCTTAATCTTAAGTGGGCCTACACCATCTGCAGCAAATACCCAAGTTCCGAAGTTAGTGAATGACCAAGAGGCTGCTGCGATAACACCATCATCCCACGCTGAAGCTCCAACATCCCAAATAGAATTACCAGAGTCCCAAGAGCTTGCACCTGATGTATTAATAAGATTAAACCCAGAGCCTACTACCACTGCGGCTGCAGTAGGAGAGTCTTGTCTCCACCTGTAGATGTTAGACAAAGAACCAGCGTACACAACCTTAGTATCAAACTCTTCAGTAGCTACAAGGCCACGTATGGGTTCTGATGTTAAAGCTGAAAGCAAAGACTTACCCGGCTTTCTTCTGATTCCTGTTTCTGTAAACTGTATGCCATCGACTTCTGCCCAGAAGGGAATACTTTTATCAAATTTATTTGTTTGCCACCCCGATGTAATTAGAGGTGTTAAATCAGCCGGGAAAAAAGCTCTCGGACTTCTCGGTGAAGTTGGCATATAAGTCTCCTTGTTATGCTGTACGTTTCCACATGCTAATCACAACGTAAGGTGACACTGTGGCTAAAGTTACACTAGTTGTTCTATCTGCAGACGCATGTGCTAGAGATTCTAAATTCTCATTGTTTTCTTCGAGACCTGAACCTGTAATCAACCTTCCACTTGTAGTAGGCTCTGCAAGTTTACCACTAGATTGGACAGCACCCCATCCATCTCTCGGGGTAGTTATACTTGCTGCGGCTGACTTAGCTCCACCTGTTTCTTCAAGAGTATCAAAGTCTGTATCAGCACCATCAATACCAACTAGCATCTTACCAGTACCGAAAGCTACCCATGTCCCACCAAATAGGGTACTAGGGTTTGCAGCTAACACTGATAAGTAAATAGAGCCTACAGGATAAACTTTAAGTAACCCTTGGCTTTCTAGAACCGCTGCAGTAGTAACATCTGCTGAACCATTAAAGCTTACAGAACCAGTTACATCGCCAGTCAAAGAAATAGTCCTTGGTGCACCTATGACTCCACTCTCTATAAGAACAGGGTTCATTAAGATCCAAGAAGACAAAGTAGCACTCCACATTAGATCTAAGTAATGGTTAACTCCAGCTATGTTACCAGCTACTAACGCTGCATTGCTTACGGTAACTATAGGGTTAGCTCCAGAACTGTCTACGTTTAAAGTACAAGCACCAGTGTTAACACCAGATGCTTTAATTGTTATACGTACACCTGCCGCTTTAACTACGTTGTAGGAAAAGTCAGCAGTTAGTACATCAACTGTACCTGCTGCTGCCGCAAAGTCTAAACTAGATCTTAGGGCTGCGTTACTTTCATTTTTAGCTGCTGCAAAGTTATCTCTTACAGACTCAGTTGTCGGTGATCCTGCAACTGGCTTTGTACTATCAATTCCACTAGCCATTATTTGTTATCCTTATAATTCTTAGATAAAGGAGTGCCGGTAATTTTAGTCTTTGAAGTCTTCTTACCACCGGGTTTTCCTGAGACTGCTGCATTTCTTGCCATACGCTTAGTCTTTTTAAAAACAGTACTTTTAGTATCTTTCATAATTATTTCTCCCTTTGAACCCCTTTAGTTTTCTCTACAGTACGCATAGCGCCAAGACCAAGCATACCCATAAGTACTGTTGTAAGTAAAGAGCTATCAACAGGAGGTACAGTAAACCAGATACCTAAGATAGGGGATAAGATAGTAGAATACACAAGAGCAAAACAACATGACCATCCAACAGCAGGTCTCCATCCAGCTACAAACATATTCTTGTGTGCAGCCTCAACCTTGTTAACCTCCAACTGACCTTTGGCTAGCTCCTGAGCATGCCTCTCAGCCATAGTGCTGATCTCATGGGCTAATTTGTTCTTAACATCTTTGTCTTCAATAAACTTATCTAGCAGACCCGTTACAGGTGCAATCAATTGTGCTAACATTCTTATCTCCTATTTCTTAGACAAAGGGCCCTTACGGTACTTAGCGGTTTTCTTAGCAATCTTCTTAGGTTGCTTAGAGAACTGTTTGCCTTTCTTAGTGTCGTCCCTTTTCTTTTTACTAGTAGCAGCATACTCTTTAGATGACAAAGCACCTCTAGCTTTCTTAGGTAAGTATCTTTCACCAGTAGCCTTAGAGCCCTGTGTACTATTCTTACCAGACTTAGTACCCCACTTTTCTTTAGTCCATTTACTCATGGACTTCTGAGCTTTAGTCTTTGCTCCGTTATACTTACCACCCGCTTTACGATATTCTTTACCAGCTATCTGTGCCTTACGGGCACTCCACTGTCCGGGACTACCGCCCTTGCTTCCAGCTTTTACCCTAGCTACAATTCTTTTCCATAGCTTTTCGTTTGACCTAGCCATAGTTATTTAGCCTTTTTCTTTTTACCCTTACCGTAGCTCATAGCTTTCTCCTTTGCTTTATTGGATAGTTCTTCAAAATGAAAAAGTTTCGCAGACAAAGGGCCATGAGCGGCACCAGAGTGAACTTCACCATTTGGCATTTTATGAGTACCGCCTTTATGGGGAGTACCTTCTTTTGTATAATGCATTACACCTTTAGCCATTACCATTTCACCTTATTAGCCCAGTAAGCTGCAGACAAAGGGCCTTTAGCAATGTTCTTTGCATGCCTAGCCTTAAAGCTTTTACGCTTTGCTTTCATCTTAGATGACTCACCAGACTTAGGGGAGCCTGCTGTGCTAGCTCCCTGTTCTCCAAAACGGATTGTTTTGATAGTATCTCCTGACTTAGCAACAACAACGTGGCTTTTAGTAGGGTGACTAGGGGTTCTCTTTGGTTTATTAAATCCACTAACGCCTGCTCTTTTTAATCTTGGATCTTTAAGAGGCATGTTATTTATCCTTTTTAATCAAGCTCTGGATAGTGTCTGATTCAAATATCCTTAAAGACATCCAGATAATAGTTAGAAGAGAAGCTATAGGTGGTAGCCAAGCAGCTAATGTAAGGACTGCTGTTGAAGCAGCGGCTACATCAATAACTTCTTTTGTAGATTCTTCCATAAAAATATCCTTATAATATGTACAAGTACACAACAAGTGCGACTGAGAGTAGTAATAAAGACCCTAAGGTTGTTTTAATAAGCTCTGACAACTCACGCTGTTTCTTTAGCTTAGATAACCTAGTCTTCTCTATTCTATGTTTATGTTCCATTAAGGACTTATGTTGTATAGCTAACATATCTCTCCATACTTCCCTTGGTGTTACTTTCTTTAATTCTTTTTCTTTGGCACGTATATCAGCCTTAGCCCATGCTAACTCAAGAGCTTCCTCCTGAGTCAACACATGATCACCTGTCTTAGTAGCTTGCTCAATAGTCTCAACTGCTGCTTTACTTTCAGTCAGTGAAGAGAAAACCCCAGCAAGCCCTGTTAGGTTAGCACCTGATTCCTTAACGGTTTTAATGCCATCGTTAAGAGTCTTAAGGATACCTACGACTGCTGAGATTTCTGCAATCATATTAGCTGCCTAAAGTTGGGCGTGTGTCAGGAAAGTCTGAGGTAGACGGCCA